TATTTTAATTTTCCACTACTGTCTGGTAATTGAATTAGTAATCCAAATGCATCTGTAAATTCTTCTAATGCGATTGTTGCATCTAAATCAATTTTAATTATATTAATACCAAGTGGTTTTGCTCTTGTTTTTAAAACATTTAATGTTTGTGAAAATATTTTACTATCAACTATAAAATCATTTTTCTTACCTTGATTATATGCGAGTATCATTGCTTCTGCTGCTGCAGTTCCTTCATCTAATAATGATGCATTTGCAACTGGTAATCCAGTCAGTTCTGTAATTAGAGTTTGGTAATTAAATAATGCTTCTAATCTACCTTGAGATATCTCTGCCTGATATGGTGTATATGATGTGTACCACTCAGGATTCTCAAATACATTTCTGAGTATCACTGGTGGTGTGATAGTGCCATAATATCCTTGACCAATAAGTGATCGCTTTACTACATTCTGTTGTGCGATTTCTTTTAATTCTGTAAGTGCCTCTTGTTCATCACAACCTTCTGGTAGTCTACCATCACCACGAAGTAAGATAGAATCTGGAACCACTTGCCTTACAAGTTCATCTACACTTGTAAGTCCTAAATCTTTAAGCATTTCTGCTTGTTCGTTTTTAGAGGGCCCGATGTGACGTTGAATAAATTCTGACATTACTTTTTAAATTCTTTTTTCTCATAATCATATGTAGGATGTGGATTAGCTGGAACCCAAGGATTTTTAGATGTGTTTTTAATTACAATAAACTTATCTTTTGCAAAAGTACCTGCAATCTGAACTTCAATATCTTCACCATCTTTCCAATTTATTTCACCTTTCAGATTAGTGTGAAGCATTGCTTCTTGTATTTTGTCAATGAGTTCTTGTGTTAATTTCATTTTTTCTTTTTAGGATAATATTGAAAACCTTCTGTCACTTCATTAAGTTCAGAAAGTCTAAATGTAATCATCTTGTCCCAAGGGGTATGACTATCCATTAGAACTGCTGCCTTTTTACCTTGTATTCTCTGAACACATCCAACATACCCTCTGTATATTGAATTTTCATCTGTGACTTTAACTGTAGAACCTGGTAGAATCATTTTGTTTTCCTCCTACGTTTCTTTTTTGTAAACAACCTAAAGATAGGTCTAATCAAAAACAGATCTATTAACTCAATAAGAAATAAAAATCCTAAGAATACAACCATTCCTGCTATGGCTGCACCTTCTAATATTTTCAAAAGTATTTTTTTCATCAATATCTCAATTTGGAATGAACTGCATCCTTAATTGCATTATAGTCAGAAGCCTCTCCACCGTCATCCCCATAGAAGACTTCATCATATCCTGATCGTTCTAAGATTTTATTTTTAATTTCAAGTTGTCTTTTCTCTCTTTGTATTCTGCGGAGAAATGCATAATGTATAATCTGCGTAAAGTAAGCAAAAGGATTCTTGGATTTCTCAGGATTAAAATTGTGTATATACTGAACGCAATTTTCGATTCCATCAGAGATCATATCCTCCTTAAACATATAGTTTACAAAGTTTGGTTTAAATGATAAATGATTGGCAATTTTTAGAAAACAGTCTCCAATGTATCGAGGGATAACAGGTTTTGGTTTATCCTGTAGTTTAGCGATCTCAACATCTTCCCGATACCTAATTAGAGCAGCTAAAAACTCCTTATTGTTGACATAGTGTTCTGACCTCTTTCTTTTTGCCATAGTGCCTGTTCTGATCATAAGTCTTAATCACTATTATGTAGATAGTATAACACTTTTACAGACAGTTGACAAGTTGTGCTAAATCAGTTACAATAACCTTTGTAGAGGTTCAAAGGAAATATATTAGCTCTTTTTATTATTATTATTTGATTTATAAAGTTTCTCTAGAATATCTTTAGCATCTCTTACGTTAGATATATACCCCATTTTTCTACTTAGTTTGGGTTCTCCCTTTTTCATTTTTTCTGAATCTGCTACAAATTGTTGAAACATAGAGATCATATGAACATCATGAGATTCTGATATGGTTAATATATCTGCTTTATCAATAATAAACATATCTTCTCTGCTGGTCTTTAACCAAGGTTCTACTTTATATCCTACTAAACCACCTTTTGCTTTAACTTCTGTTGCCATTACAGGATTTGAAAGAACGAGCATCGTGCGATTTTCTTCTTCAGATACTGCTACTTTAGCGAAAATTTCTTCGCCATTTTTAAATTTAATCGTTGCGTAAAAATCGTCTTCCATCTTACTCCTTTAGTTGTATTGTAATGATGTCATAATTAAAGTTTTCTTCATTGTATGTTTTGATTCTTTCAATAAGATGATTTAGTGTGTAGTTTTTTCTTGATTTATAAGAGCAGTCATCAGAGATGTCGTATAGAATAGCTTTGGTTTTGTTAGTTCCTTTTCGGAGTACTCTTCCAATGCTCTGGAGATTTCTAACCCTAGACTTTGAAGGAGAGGCAAAAACAATGTTATGGAGGTTTTTGATATTGATTCCAGTTGAAAACGTTCCATAAGATGCAATAATAATAGCGTTTACTTCTCTTTCAGTAATTTCACGAATGAGTTCTCGCTCTTCAGCGTCAACTCCACCATGAACAAAGAATGCCTTTCGGTCATCTTCTTTATCTATATTTATTAGATCGTATAGCACTGCACCATGAGTTTGTACTCTACTATACAATACTAGTGTATTACCTTTTAGATCAAGAGTCAAATTTTTAATGAAGTTATTTCTCTGTGAGTGTGTGATTAAATATTGTATCTCATCTTCGTATGCTTCAAATCTTTGTGGTGGATGTTTTAATACAAGGCATTGAATATCTAACTGAGAAAGATGCCCTTGTTTCATTAGTTCATCTGTTTTAGTCACCTTGTATGATGGGCCAAATAGACCCTCTAAGACCCATTTATGCGTCTGTGTGCCGTCTAAAGTTCCAGTGAACCCAAACCTATACTTAGCATGGTGTAATTTTGTCATTATAGATATTAATGACTTACTCTTAAACAAGTGAGCTTCATCTCCTATAACTACATTGTAGTCTTCAAAAAATGATTTTTCTAACTTGTATACAGACTGCCATGTGGTAATTGTTACAGGAAACTCGTTAGTTTTTTCTTTTCCAGAATATATGCGGTGACAGTATGACTCAGAATCCCAACCATAATCCTGAAAATCCTTATACATCTGCTCTACAAGAGATGTCGTTGGAACAATTAGAAGTATTTTTTGGCCTTTATCGATGTAATATCTTACAAGAGAATAGATCATCAAAGATTTACCTGAAGCAGTGGGTGATATCAATAGCTTTCGGTTATGTTTTAGAGCATCATATACTCCCTCAATTTGGTATTTCCTTGGGGAGTGAGAGCATATGGAAGCCATATAATCCTTAACACCCTCATATGATATACCTTCATTCTCCTCATAAGGTATTCCGTAATATTCATTTTCTATGAACTTATAACTATAATCGTGTTTCTTACAAAACGCTACAATTCTATCTAACAACCCAACATAAATTCTTTTTGATCTAAGATCAAATAAATGTATTTCACCATTCCAATTACGATTCCTATATTGAGGCATAAACTTTGCACCCTCAACTTGGAATGTGAAGTGATCTCTTAACTCATACTCAATATGAGGTTCTGCATTTACCCTAAGAAATACTTCATTCGCCTTGGAAATAATAACATTTGCTGATGTATCAATCACATAGATGCATGAATCTATATGTATTTATCAGCCCTTGTCAACCCAATCCTGACTGGAATCTCATGAATTCTATTGCATTCTTAATCTGATACGTTCTATTTTGTATCACCTTGAGAATGCTTTCTAAGTATACCAACATTGTGTCATAGTAGTCTATTTTTAGTGACACAGTTGACAATTTTTCATCAGCATCGAGATACTTTTGCATTGTATCTTTGTCTCGTATTTTCTTTGGAAATGGATTTTCTATGTATACACTAGGATCCGATTTGCCACTAAAATACTCATACCGTTCATGACGGATATTCTTTCTTTGTTGTTCTGCCTTCTTTCTTAAAAGAAAAATATTTTAGTTGAAA